TATTTTCTTGCATAATTTTTTCCATTGTTTAAAACTTAGTGTATCATAAAAAGATAATAATGTCAAGTGCTAAATTTCGACATAGTTCGACAACCACAAAAAAATCGTAAAATCTAGCTATTTTTATTAAATAAAATCAAAAAAATAGTCCTCACCACAATAGGGAGGACTTGTTTTTACTGGTAATAAAAACGAGTGGAAGAATATACTGTTAAACATTGTGAGTGTTATTTGTATAATGTTCTTTCACCATATTAACGACAGCAACGTAAATCTTAGGTCTATTGATTTGTCCATTAGTTGTGGAACGAGACGTAAGAGAACCAATGAGTCAGAATCTGTAAATGAAGATTTAGAATATCTTGCTTAGACAGATAATGATGACGCTTGCTGTTGTTAAATGTAAATAAGTTTCCATAAAGATTGATATATACCTGTCAAATAAAATTACAAATTAACTTTATTAATATTGTGTATTGACCTATGTGAATAATTGAGTATAATGGGGAAAGGAAATAAAATGGAACTTAAAAACAAATTAGAAGAATACAATATAAAACATTTTTCTGCCTCGCAGTTAAACATACCACTTAATCTATGGTGGTTTAAATATATAAAACTTACATCTGAAGAAAGAAAGAAAATTGAATTTGGTGTACCAGCTACAGCAGGAACAGCAATCCATGAGTCACTTGATATGGCTTTGCAAGAAACAAATCCGAATACCTTTGAGTACGATCAAGAAACAATAGATTTAATATTTGATGAGATTGGTAACAAGATTGATGACCATGTTGCTGTAAACGAAAATGATGCACAAAAGATGATTGGCTGCAAAGAACACGCACCCATAACTGCACAAAAAATGCTTGATGTAACGATTGATACTTTACAAGAAAGAAAAGGTGAAAATTCTACACCAACAAAACATAAGACATTTGTTGAAGCTAATTTTGAACAACAAATATTATGGCAACCAAAAGAACTATCTGTACCGATTATTGGCTACGCTGATGTTTTAGTGAATCACCCTAAAACCATAATTGAGTTTAAAACTTTACAGCCACGTTTAGGTGCTGTGAAGAAAGATGGGAGTAGAGGTTTCAGCGTTGCCTCTATTCCCAAGATACCAAGATTAAATTATTTAGAACAAATTACTGTGTATTGGGAAGCTATGAACAGAGAATATTATCCTATTATTATAGTAGGTAATAAAAACAAGGCGGTGGCTTTCCACCCAGATAACTGTGAAGAAATGTCCTTTGGCAATTTAGAGTTGTACTCAAGGTCAATGATTAAAAAAGCAAGGCTAAGACAATCATTAATTATGCTTGATGACCCTATTAGTGTTTTAGATACTCCAGACTTTGTTGGTGATTTTTATTGGAACTTAGGTGATGAGTTAGAAAATAAGGCGAAAGAATTATGGCTAAAGTAGCAAAACAAAAAATGTATAAAGTTAAGGTTACACAAATTATTACAGTTCACAAAAGTTTTAAGGCGTGGAAACCAGAACAAGCTCTTGAGATGGCTAAAGATGACTATTGGGATATGCCACCTATGAAAGCAAAGTATCTTGTTACACATATGCCTATGAACGCAGAAGTAGAGGAGGTGTAAATTTTAAATATTAATAAAAAATATAAAACAATATTAGCTGATCCTGCTTGGAATGAAACAGGCGGTGGTAAAATAAAAAGAGGAGCAGATAAACACTATCCTCTTATGAAAACAAAAGACATAAAACAATTAAATGTAGCAGATATAGCAGATGATAATTGTTGGTTATATTTATGGGTTACAAATAATTTTTTAAAAGATGGTATTGAGGTAATGGAAACATGGGGTTTTAGATATGTAACTAATTTTTGCTGGGCAAAAGACAGGTTTGGAATTGGTTATTATTTTAGAGGACAACATGAATTATGTTTGTTTGGAGTAAAAGGAAATTTAAAACCTAAACACAGAAATATACCAAGTATAGTTTTTGCTAAGAGAGGTAAACATTCAAAAAAACCAGAAAAAAGTTTTGAAATTTTTGATAAAATGTCATACGAGCCAAGAATAGAATTATTTGCAAGAAATAAAAGACAAGGCTGGGATAGTTGGGGGAATGAAGTGTAATGGCAAAGAAATTAATAGATGGCAGAAAGAACGCTAAAGGTAAGAAATACAGTCATAGACCAAAAAGATATGAAAACTCTTTTTTCTGTGAAGAAACACGCAAACATTACAAGAAGCCTAATGAATAAAAAACAAAAGATACACGTTATGCTGCAGGAGCTATATGAAAAACATTGTGGTTTTGATTGGGATATTTATTGGTCAGAATTTGAAAAAAGAATGGAACATAACTGGGGTGGTAGATGGAAAGCTATTGGCAAAGATAAATATTCAAAAACATTAACGCAAATAAAAAATGGAGAGAAAGATGACTAAAAAAACTGTGTTTGAAACATTAAGCACCATTAAGATTAACAAGAAAGATATAGATAAAAAAGGTCAATTTAATTATATATCGTGGGCTACTGCATGGGATCATGTAAGTAGGGCTTATCCAAATGTTACATTTACTAAGAAATTAAGTGACATACAGGGCTTTGTATCAGTTTCTATTACAATAGAAGATAGAACTCTTACAGAGGAATTTCCTATTTTAGATTATAAAAACAAACCTGTTGCACAACCTAATGCTTTTCAAATCAATACTGCTTTTCAAAGAGGTCTTGTTAAATGTTTAGGTATGTTTGGTTATGGCTTGTTTATATACAAGGGTGAGGATTTACCACCTGATAATGTTTCACATGAAACAAAACAAGAACTACCAAAAGATGATTATGTTGATGAAGATAGCCATGCAGATAAATTAGAAAAAGAAGGTTATGAAGTTGTTATTAATAATATAAATAATATAGACGACTTACTTGCATGGGCAAAAGATAACGCTGATAAAATTATGAAATCTAATCATACTGATTATGTAAGAGGAATTTTTGCGAGCAGAAAGACTGCTCTTGAAGATAGAGTTTAATTAACCATAGGAGAAAAATATGAACTCATATAATATTACTGGTAATATTGCTAACGATCCAGAACTAAAAAATGTTGGCGAAACATCTGTATTAAATTTTACAGTTGCTTCAAACATTAACAAAGAAACAGTTATTTATAATGATTGTGCTGTTTGGGGTAAGTATGGTGAAAGTTTATCTTGGTTGAGTAAAGGTATGCCAGTAACTGTATTTGGTAAAATCTCAGGTATAAATTCTTACGTTAAAAAAGATGGTGATGCTAATGCTACGTTAAAAGTAGAGATTGGCAATGTAGTGTCTCATGCAAAAAAAGACCAACAATCTGCTGCACCATCAAGCGTTGAGCCAAATGACGACATTCCTTTTTAAATGGAAGAAGATTTAGTTAATAATCCACCTCATTATCAAGGCGATAAGTTAGAGGCTTTAGACTCCATACGAGCCATGTTGGGAGTAAAAGGTTTTATTGCTTATTGTCTTGGTAATGCAAGTAAGTATGTGTGGAGATGTACTAAGAAAGGAAATTTTCAACAAGATTTGGAGAAAGCTAAATTCTACATAGATAGGGCAATAGAAGAAAATGGAAAAATTAAGAAATAAAAAATGTTTAGATAAAACAATAGAGCATATATGTGATGATTTCCAAATATCATACATTGATTTAATATCACGCAGAAGGGTAAAAGAGCTGTCTATAGCAAGATGGTTAATATTTAATTTATTAAAAACAAACTCAATATTAAGTTTAGTTGAGATTGGCGATAAGTATGACAAAGACCATACAAGTGTTATTCATGGCATACGAGAGATACATTTAAGAAAGCCAGAACTTGTTAGTAAATATCAATCTGTTTATGAGGATTGTAAAAGATAAAATGAAAAAATGGGATAATTGTGATGAGGCTATTATTGGTGAAGGTGTTAGATGTAGCCAAGAACCTGTATTAGTTTATGATTACAATAAATTAATAAAAATTTTTGAAAAAGAAGGTATGTCAGAAGAAGAATCAATAGAATGGATAGATTATAATATATTAGGAGCTTGGATAGGTGATGACACACCTATTATTTTATTTCCAAGAGTCGCCTGACAGCCAAGACACAATAGAATGTCTTACACCTTTCTTGACAGGAAAAACTTTATGTAAAAGAAAAGATGGAAAACAAACTATATCGCCTTTCTTTCTTGGTATAAAAAAATCATTCTTATTATCAACGTCAATT